ATAACTTCAGTGCTGATGCCATCATGTAGTTCGATCTGAGCCTTGATTTCAATCATACTGGGACTCACACCTTCTATGCCTCTGCAATCATGGGCTACTTGTCTTTGAATTTTGCTGATGTCTAATGGAACACGCTCACCGTTGCGTTTGATAACTTGAATATAACTCATTGATGCCCTTTTTTAGTATTGTTTTAGTTTTAGATCGTCACTACTGAATCTGTATAAGAGTTTCAGCGTATTATCGATATGTGAGTTATTTACGACTTCACCAGGAATCATATTAATAACATATTTTCCATCGTTAAAAAAAGCTAAATTGTAATTGTAACGACTAACCAAATCTTGATATATCCTCAATTCAGCATTTAACTGAGATCCGTGTTCACTAAAGCAAATAGTATAAATTATTCCTAATGCTTTTGCAATATCACAGTAGTAATTATCGGTAATTAAAGTCCACGGATCAGGCCAATCTTCATTTTTTTCAGAATCTAAATAATATGGCGTGAAAGGAGCAGTGTCCCATAGCTGAACTGTCTCTATGAGCGCATCATCCAGGCTCATTACACCTAGATTATTTCGAAAATCACGCCAACGAATAAGTCGCTCGTCGGCTTTTAGTTTCCACATACTTTAAGTCGGTGTGTGTACCGTATATGTAATAGTAGTTGATGTTGTAGTTGAATAATTCAAATTAGCATAAGAACTATTAGAGTCCATTGTAAATGTTATGTCAGTATCTGCAGGTTCAGTATATTCTTCATCATATGCAATCGAGGTTGAGTTATGTGATACCCTTAGTAATCCTGTTCTTCTGTTTGCACCTTGATATAGGGAATAGCTTACAGTAGCAGCATTTGCATATAATCCGATTAACAATCCAGAGCTGGCAGCGGCGAGCGTTACGGTATTGGTCACTGGTACTTGAGCTGCCAGAACACCTACATTTGCGTTTAGATTATTAATTTGAGTTGTGATATCAACAATTGAATGTTCGGTCAATATTTCAGTTAGGCCTAGTGCGGGTGCGCCTTCTTCTAATGTACCGTTGCCGATATATAACTGTTGCGTGTCTACGCTCCAACCAAGTTCTGCACTAGATAACTGTGGTAGATCTTGTTGAAGACCTCTACGGTGTTGTATTTTTGAAATCTGAACTACAGCCATGACAATAATCCTTTATTACACTATTTATTCATCAACAAATAGTATGTCTCTACTCTACTATGCATTTCCTGTTCATAAAATTTCCATTCATTTCCTTCAATCGTAAATTCTTGATATCGGGGAGTTGCATCTGGATTCTCTGGTTGGGCACACATCAGAATTACGCCTGTTTTTATTTCTGTATTAAACATATGGTTATGTGCTGTTGCATAAAATAAAAGCTGTAGAAAATAATCGTCAATCCATTCCTTCTTTTTGGGCTTATTTGTTTGTTTGAAGTCTAAAATAGCAGGTTTTCCCTTCCAAATACCCACACAATCAGTAGTGCCAGCATAAAGACCACTGTAGTATACAGGCACCTCGGTTCCCCAAAATTCATCCACGTGCTGTAGACCTTCAAGGATCACTTGGGCAGCCATGTACCAGCTTGGCTGTGCATAAGGATTAGTAGGCAGAGGTTTCATATCATCCGAAAGAATGTAATTCTCTAAATATGAGTGCATACGAGTACCTCGATTAGCAGCTTCTGTTACTATCTGCTGCGCTTTCTCCTCTCCCATTCTTTTTTTCCATTGATTGAGTGCTTGCTTCTTTTCTTCAGGCTTTGTCTTGTCGAGGATAGTAGTAACCGAGGGAACTTTTGATCCATCAGGTAAACAATAGTGTCTTTTACCGTCTATTGTGGTTCTGTCTAGTGGTGAATAATCATATTTTTTAGTTATCATTGATTTGGTACTAATAGTGTTTTATAGCAATAGCAATAGTTATCCCAAATCGTTACATAATGATAAACATATGAATACGGATTAGGGAACGTCGGAGCTACATAAACTGCTGGGGGGACGTATACTTGTGGAGGCGAATAGTATGGGCGACTCAGACCATATCCTATTAGGCTACCGATGATAGCAGGTGCTACCCAATCAGATTGTCCGGTATAACGATAATATCCGCGAGCTTGAACTTGATTGCAAAAGACTAAAGTACCTAACAGTAAAGAAAAAATAAACTTTTTCATTTGTGAATCCTCCTGTATTGATAATACTATCAAGAGGATTATATGTCAAGTCTTAGGCGCTGCGGGCTGCCCTTTTTGCCATGCTAGAGACAGTTTTTTCTGGCGCAGTTTTAATGGCTTCAGCTTCATCTCCAGTCTCAGGAGTTTCCGCATTCGATTCAATCGGCTTGATAAAGACATATTTGATTCCTTCGTCGTTGTCCTTTATATCACCGATGATATTTTGGACTGTTTCGTTATTTTTCTTAGCATCCATCAATGCATCTAGATCGAACGCTTCTCCGCCAGGCTGTGATTTCACCAGTTCTAACAACGCATCTACTCGGATTTTGGGTATTTCTGCATGATCTGCGTTAAATTGCAGTTCATGCAGAATGTTAATCAAAGCAGAATCAGAAATACGATCAGCGTCATCTTCTATATAATCGCCAATTTCACGAGATTCATTGACTGCGTTTAAAATTTCAAAAAAACGCATTAGCGACGCTCTCTTCCTAGTTCTTGGGTACCGCCTGCAGCAGCAGCTTCGGCGCCAAATTCATCTTCTGCGGATGCACCTTGTACTTCTCCTGCAGCTATTTCAGTTGGCATCCCCATTTCAGTTCCAGGTAATGCCATTTCAGCACCGCCAACCTCTTCACCAGCCAGTGTGCGAGCAGCAGTATCTGCTTGTTCGCGGCCAGTAGTAATAGCATCATACAGATTTTTTAACACCGGCGAAATAGCACCCTTGAATTGTTCAGCTTTGTCAGTTCCGATCTGATCACGAATAGCATCGATCAATGCTGGCATTTGCTCATTCTGCATCTTGCTAACTTTTTCTAGCATGTCTTGTACACTATCTACCATATCTTTGGCAGCTAGAATAGCTTCGCTTTTGGCTAATTCGCTTTCCATAATGAACTTACTTTCATTGGAAATCATCCAGCGATGTAGATTTTCACGAACCATCACCATTTCCATATAGCTTGGATCACGCTCAGCTTTATGAATCTTGTGAGTACGTTTATACGCATCTAAGCCTTCTGTGATACCTTTGGCTAGAGCAACAGCATTTTTCATAGTCAAGTTATCGAAATCAATCTTGAATCCAAAACGACTTTCCATAATGCGATTAATTTTTTTCACATCAATATTTTTATTCATTTCATTTAGTAGCATGGTCAATGTTCCCACAGTTTAATATATTTAGCACTCTTTATTGTTTTTCGCAATTGATCTTCAGAAGAGTACAGTTTCATGGCAGAATGCTGATGCCTTGATCTATAAAGTGTTATATTAAAGTCATCTTTTGCAGTCATAGCTCTTTTTATACAGTTTTCATATGTTTTTATATCATTTCTGAGTTTTACTATATCTCGACTTAGCCTGCTTAATTTCATGGCAGTAGTAATATAACCCATCTGTTGACATAAGCTATAGAAAATAGCTGATTGATGATCTGGAAATATCTGTTTCTTTTCATCGTTTCTATCATATCTCTGCCAAATTCCTGCTTCTTCTTTTAATTTATCGTTGCCTATGCGATATCCACCACACTCTAAAGGCCAACAGACTGGTAATTTTTTATTATCGATTAAATTTTTAAGTTCTAACTGAGTCCATTGAGCAATATATTCAGCTGCTGCAGATATTATTTGATCTGCTTGTGCTTTGGATACGCCTGTAGATTCTGTATTTTTATTGTATTTTTTTCTTGAAGTATGTTTTGCCATCTTTTTTCGATCGTTTCAGTACATCCTTATTGACTAACTGATTGGCTATTACCTGTTGTCTTTCGTCTAGATCGGTGCGCTTGATTTCGACGTTTTCATCAAAAATTTGAAGAACATCTGCTTCTTCGTTGTTCAATGGTAAAGCTATCTTATTTAAGAGTTCTACGATCTTCATGATTATTTAGAAAAATGAACTAGTGATGTGATTATACCGGTGATCAAAACACCTATAATAGTAGTACCAATGGTGATGATTGTCTTGTAGCTGCCACTTTCACTACCGTCGAGTTTGTTACTTATATCCACTAGATATTTCTCGAACTTCTCCATTCTAGATTCTAGACTGTTTAATTTATTTTCCAAGTTCGTATACCTCTCGGCACATAATTCTACATGCGCTTCAAGGCTCTTTTTTTCTATTTGAGTAGATGACATGGCTTTATTTTTCCTTTTTTTCTCTCGATGCTCGTTTAAGTTGCCTATGTTATTTGCCATGATTTAAGAGCCTAATTAGTGTCAAGTTGCATCTAGTGATGTATTTATCAAGTATTATACTATTCCTGTAGGTCTGAAAATGATATTCTTGATCGCTCCTTCACAATAAAATATAGGCAGCAAAAACTTCGCAGTTTCATCTAAGCCAGTTATAACAGGTACTTGATTAAAGCAATTTTTTAATCTACCTAATGAATCATCGTGTTGAGCAAATACATTTTCATGTTCAACTGCAAATCTAAAACTCCATATCTTTTGAACTCCTGTATACATTTCACCAAAGTTTAAATTTTTTAATTCATGTTCTAAAACAAAACCCTGCTCAATATTAAATGGCTGGGACAAGATACTGATAGTCTGGATTACTGTTTCCCAGTTACGTTGTTGGTCACGACGATGATTATCCCCCTTTGAGCGAGTCACGCCCGTGTTGGTAATGTCTACCAATGTCGCCGCAAAATACGTTTGATAACTCATACAGATACTTATACCGAAAAAAAAGCGCATCAATGATGCGCTTTTTCGTAGTAGATTTTCACTACATTAGGCTAGCTTGATACCGCCTGTGCTGCTGACTGCTGTGCCACCACCGACATAGCAGTTGCCATATGCGCCGATGTTGCCAGTTGGCAGAGAAGCAAGTAGGGTTGCATCAGACCAGCTGCTGCGTTCTAGTAGAACGCTCAACTGAGCATTGGCATCTACCTGATAGGCAAGGATGCTTGCATTTGCAGAAATTGCACGTAGAATTGTTTCTACAGCGCCAGACACGCCTGAACCATTTGGGCTGCCTAATTCAGCAGCTAGATTACCTAGGCCAAGTCCTGCGCCAGCCGAATCGCCGTTAAGACCAGTGATTTTTACTGCGCTCAGAGGAGCAGCAATACCAGTGTTGATAATTTTAGCATTAGCTTGATTGTAACCAGCGTCTACATTAACTACGCCGATTGAGTTACCGTTTACACGATTAAAAGTTGCCATTTTATTTTTCTCCTAAAAATGATGAGCGATTGATCGCTACATGCTAATATTTATACCGATACGATAAAATCAAGGGTTTCTAGCAAAATTGGCTGCAGAAAAAGTTGCTCTGTTTACTAGTTTGATCAGACCTTGTGATGTAGCAAAAACATATCCTTCACCGCCAAGTTGATTTCCTATACGGGCGTGAACTGTTTTCTGTTGCGAATCTAATTGTTTGATATAGTCATCTTTGATATTTAGAATAGTTTGAAATATACTCAGTGTACCATTCAACCCAGCAGCGTGTTGATATAAATAACCTTCATTATCTGAACCGACCAACATCTTTAGTTTATTTTCTGTGACGTTGCCAGGTAGCCAGTCGATAAAACTGCGAGTTTCACCGCGAACACGAGCATTAATGTATTTTTGAAGTAATGCGCCTAAATCTTTAATTTTGAGATTAGTTAATGTAGTAATGTCCAGCATCTTGTCTACTGCTGGACCGTAACTATTTATCGCTTTTTCTGCAGATTTTACTAACTGTACAGGTTCTTTTAACGTGATTTGATCTGGCATGTTAGGTGTAAGGATACATAGTGGTCCATCCAGTTTTAATTCACCTGTTCCTTTTAATATTTGTGGTTCAACATCAAAGTCTGGAAAAAATTGATGAACCACAATACCACCCACGCTTTTAGAAATTCTACGACCAAGGTCTGATTGTACAGCCACTGTATAAGTCACAGTATTGGGTGTGAACTGATAATGATCTCGTTGTGGTGTCAATTTACCTGTCCATAATAAATCTCCCCAATAATAACCTTTGCTAGTTTTAGGTACAGCCTGCTCAAACGCAGGCCAAAGAATCTGCAGCTTCTGATACAAATCACCACGATTTGCACCACGATTCACATCATATTGCACAAAATCTTTGACGCTGGTTACCCTTCCTGAACCATCTTTTTTGGTAAACATATGCTTGTCTGCTACTACTAACTGACCATCTGCATTGCGACCAAATACCAATGCTGGAAATCCATCCCATTTAATGGTGAGATCATTGGTCTTAGCAGGCACTTCTTTTAATGCAGACAGTGCTTGTCGAGCGCCATTTGAACCATCACTGAAAATAAGATCTTCTGGATGATCAATACGAGCACCCTCATTCAGCGTTTGAATGAACTCAAGCATCATCATTCGCAAATAACTCCTTTACATGTGCTAGACCATGCATGATTTTTTTCTTGTCTTCTTCTGCGCGAGCAATTGCTTCGGGTGTATGAGCCTTGTCTCGTTTTTTAGCTTGGATTTCTTTTAAAGCTTTTCCTTGGTAGATTTCCCAGAATCTGTCTAAAAAGTCATTCTTGTCGCGATAGTTAGCTAGATCGCCTTTGCCGTACATACGATTGATTTCAAAGCTCTCAGCCATGCCTTTGATTGCTTTAACTAGATTACTGATCTTGATTTCTTCAATATCACTGCCAGGATGTTGTTTTAGCAATGTGGATATGCGAGGTTTTTCTATAGCCATCATTTCAGCTTCATGTTTGAAAATATCTAAAACAAAATTTTCGATATCAGTGGTCAAAGTAACCAATTCATAATTCTTGCGAGTAGAAGAATAAGGCTGCTTGACTCGATCTCTGACTTTAAATTGAACGCCAGCGTGTTGAATACTCATAGTCAACATCTCACCTAATACACTGAACATGTTGCCGTTTAACAACCCCTTCACCCCACGTTCGGGTGTGACACGATAACGTCCCCATTTCTCTAATCTTTGTGGGTGAATCATCATGTCTACCTGAACCCATGCATCATCGCCAACTTTCAAAATTGGATGACCGGGTTCACTATCTGAATGTATGTAATCCGGCTGTGTTTCTTTCACAAACTGATCTTCAAGTTTGTACCATTCGCCTTGCATTTGACTAGTTGTTTTATCTTCAGCAGAATCTGCAACTATAATCTGTAGATCAATGTCACCGTAGATTTTATCTTCCGGATCAACATTATGATAAGTGCTTGAGCCAGTTGGAGCACCAATTCTCACAGGTTGCTGGCCTTTGCTCTTCAGCCAATAGTTAAATTGATTGATAAAATGCTGCATATTTTGCAATGCGATTTTAACAATTTTTGGCGTGATTACTGTTTTTTGTGTTACTTCAGTGTCCCATCCACCTTCTAATATTATTTCATGAAATCTCATATTTTATCCAATAAATTTCTAAACCAATCAGCAGTACCAATTCGGCGTGATTCATGTAGTTTAATTAGTCCTTTAGCTTCATCATCTCGTGCTTGAGCTAGTTTAGCATCTCGATCTGGATCGCTCGCCAATGCTTGTAATATAGATTTTACACTGTCTAAATCCGAAGGTTTAGCATTTTTATTTAATAGTATTTTGGCAGCATCAGCACGATTGTCAGCGACCACAGTGTTGTCATCTCTGCGCATAACTTTGCCTGCGAATGCGTCAGTTTTTAATCCTAAGAATTTGCCAATACTGTTCAACAATATAAACAAATGTGAAGCAGCAAAATCTGGATCATCATACATGCCGCGAGGACCATGTTGATGCCAGTCTGCTACACGCTTGGCATCAACTATCACCATTAGATCTACTTGGGCACGACGTTCACCACTTGGAGTATCATAAGGTACTTCAACGTGAACATTTCGGCCTACAGTTTTCGCAGGATAACCCTTGTGTTTCATGAATGCTTCTAATTCTTTCTTGGCTGTTTTTTCATCAGCAGCTTTGAAATAAGCCATGACATCATTGGCATCTAAGAAAATGTCTATATCACCGCTTTCTACTTTATAACCAGCAGAACCAATATCAGCAACTGACGAAATTTGACTTGGCAGTTCTGACTGAACTTTTTTGACTATACCTTTGATGTATTCTCGTTTGACTGCACCGTCACCGAATACATTTCCGCTTTCAGTTAATTTCATTAGCTTCTAGCCTTCTTCAATTTCTTGCAAAAATTACTATATTCGTTTTCTTCATGAATATATTTTTTTGCGATTAAATTTTTATTTTCATATGCGCTAACGGCTAATCCTAATGCTTGTTTAGCTGCCATAAGATCTGGTAACCTAATTTTGTTCTCTGGTGTGCCTGCAGCTAATTGATCTAGAACCTTGGCTACTGCTTCAGGAACAGCGTTGCCGGAATCGTCTAGCCATTTTCTTGGTACATCAACTTGAAACATAGGCTTTTCTTCTACATCTGCCTTAACTTGAAACATAGGCTTTTCTTCTACATCTGCCTTAACTTGAAATAATATAGGCATTTCTTCTTTATCTACCGATGCTTCAGCTGGAATACCCATATTCTTGTACAATGTATCGATAATCGTTGGATCCACGCCCACATCTTGTAAAACTTTGTGTATTTTAACACTGTCTGTTGGATTGCCAGCTTTCTTTAGAGCTTGTTGCAATTTATCTGGTGTAACTTTTTGAGTTAGATTTTGACCTTTGGTTTTGAGCCAATTACCAATGCTACCGGTGATATCTTTGAGAGCTTCGTTTGTTAGTTGGAAACCGTTGCGTGGTTTTCCCAGAGTTTCATTCAAATGCCACATCTTAATGGTAAGGTCGCGATCAATATATTTCTTTGGATTGAAGAATATTGATTCTTTAAAGTCTTCAACGTTCTCACGAGAACTAGCAGTGGACACTTGCTGCTGGGCAGTCAATGCCTGCCCGGATGCGAATTCGCGGGCTTGCCGCAGGGACTGTAATTGTTCCGGCGTATAAAGTTCTTGAGGCACAGGTTTCCTGTCAATTTCGACCGGAACGTCACCAACTAATCGTGCATTATGGTTAAGACCATTCAATCCCATCCTCTCAGCAAAATCGTTAATAAGCGCAGAGTCAGCTTCTGATTTAGCAGCATCGCGTTCCAGCTGGCGACGAGATGACTTCCACCGTGTATCAGATTCTGGCGGTTGTTCGCTGGATTGTTGATCAGCATCAGATTTTCCTTGCGTCTGATCCAGTGCACCACTGACTGCTGCACCAGCCATATTGCCTAATGCACCACCTGCTGCGCCAACAACTGCTCCGGCAACGCCTGATTTTAATGCTGATTTCCAATCTTGACCTTGTAATTTAGCAGCAGCTATTGCCAATAAACCGCCGGTGACGCCACCAGCCAATGCTGCTCCAGCAGGACCGGCAAACATCATTCCGAGTTTACCGGCAACAGGCGCTGCTGCACCACCAATAGCAGCCAAAATCATTTTTTGTGCCATCGGTGATTTCATGCCTTGTTGGATCATCTGCATAGCAGATTTTTTAGCTGCTGGATCTTTAATATTATTGACTGCTGCTGTTGCCTTACTTTCAAATTCGCTGACTTTGCCAGCATCAGCTGGCGGTAGCTCATCATAAAACTTTTTCTTTATAGCGTCTGGTAATAACCTGCCTACCTTAGTAGAATTAGGGAGGTATGCTTGTGTAGCTTGAGCAGCACCGATAACTAAATGATTTATTTGTTCTTGTGATAACTCTGCTTCTGTCAAAAATACATTTTCAGAAAGATATTTGATATATGGCACAACAAAATTTTCGTGCATATTTTTAAGATATCGTTGTGTTAAGCGATCTGTGTTGCTGCCTAAATTTTCAAATAGTTCTAGACTATGTTGTTCTGACAACATTTGTTTTATAATTGTTTTCGTATTCATATTATATCTTTTCCAATCTATACGCTCATGGATTATATGTAAACGTTTTTCCACCAAACGCATTGGGTGTAAGTTTTGTACCTGGCGCTGGTGTTACAGGTGCAGCAGGCGTAGTTGTACCTGGCGCTGGTGTTACAGGTGCAGCAGGCGTAGTTGTACCTGGCGCTGGTGTTACAGGTGCAGCAGGCGTAGTTGTACTTGGAGATGCTGCTCGGCCTGCTGCACCCATGCCTGCTAGCATTGCATTGCTGGCTGCAGATTTTTGTGCCTGGCGGCCTGCTGCACCCATGCCTGCTAGCATTGCATTGCTGGCTGCAGATTTTTGTGCCTGGCGGCCTGCTGCACTCATACCTGGTACCATCTGATTGCTGGCTGCAGTTGTCTGTACTTGTTGCGCTGGCTGCGTTGTTTGGCTTCCAGCGCTTGATTGCATTGCCTTATTTGCATCTAATGCTTGGCCCAACTGAGTTGCTCCCATGCCGCGAGCAACTGCAGCTGAAAAACTTTTGTTTGATTGTGCGCTATCACCAGCAGCTGCGGTAGGACTTCCGATAACTTTTGCATTTAAAGCTTGCCCAACTACTTGTGTTATGTATTTGTTGACTGATTTTTGATCTACTATCTGATCTGTTGCTGGGTCTGTATTTATTCCAGCTGTAGCTGGATCAAGTGCAGTAATATTAGTTCCAGATATTCGACCTGCCATATTAGTGGCGTAGTTTCGAAGATTGTCTAGTGTATTTCCTTGAGGATATCTACCTACTGTCATGTTCCATTGTTTAATCCAAGGTTTAGCAGCTTTATTAGCTTCATCTTGCCCTTGACCTTTTTGATATTCTCCACTAAAAGTTTTTCCGCTGCGTACTGCACCAGCAATGCCTTTGCCTAGATTAGATACTACACCTTCTTGTACACTAGAAAATTCATTATATTTCATTGTTAGATGCTTTCCTTATACCGCGAATGAATTTTTTTGGATCTTGCGCACGTATGCTATTAAGAAAACGTCGTTCTAATTCTTCAGAAACGTTCGTCTCGTAGTTTTCCCTGATATAATTGATCAGGTTTATAGCACCTGCTATAACGTTACTGGCACGACTCTCAATGAGCTTGTTTTTATCTCGCTCTACTAGAAGGCTATCTAGTTCATCAAGAATACTGCGAGTGCGTTTTTGCAAGATTTCACCTCGGTTTAGATGTATTTATGGGTTCTGTTTATAAATGAA